TCATGGTGCGCTTGGGCGCGATATAGGGCGGCGTGTAGCGTTCCATGTGATGACCTTTACGCAATACGGCGACGCCGCCTTTGCGGGGAGCAACGAAAGGCGCGAGTTTTTTGCTTCCGCTGCGATATTGCACGAGCACGTCGTCCGTTGCGAACAGATCCGTCGATTCGTTCGTCGGGAAGTAACGATCGCGAAGGAAGGTGTGCAGAGGGTTGAGCTCCTTAACGAGCAGGAGCATGGTATGCGTTTTGAAAATGTCTAACATGATTTTGTCTCCTTTTTATGCGTTGAGCGCCGTATCGAGAAGAATGCCGACTTTGCGAAGTTCTTCTTCGTCCGAGTGCGCGAGGGTGTAACCTTCCGCAACGATGAGTTTGTTGCGATTAAAGTGTCCGGTGCGATAAGCGACCACGATGCAGTCTTTCGTGCCGCGAAGGTTTTCGCGGACGTGCCGAGCACGACAACCTTGTTGTCGGCGTCCGAAAGAGCGAGCACGGTGCCGCGCTTCAATATCGTTTCCGCCGCCTGAGCTCTGAGCGTTACGTTGAACACGTCCGCTTTGGGTTCCGCGCTGTTGATCAGCTCGTCGTATTCAACCGAGCCGACGTTTTCATTGAGTTTCGTCATCTTCTGGATCCTCCCGTTTGAGATTTGTAAGCGTCAACGATTCCCTTAAGCTCCGCAGCGTCGTCGCTTCCGGTGTCGCCGTTGCCGCCGTTAGGGTTTCCCGAGACGTCTTTCACGCCCGATTTCTCCCCGTCGGATGCGAGCGCGGTAAGGTGCGCCGCGCCCAGTTTTGCCTGTGCCTGCATAGCTTTGAGTGCGAGCTGTTCCGCGGTGCAGGCATTCGCGCCGTATTTGGCGTCTGCGATAAGCGCAGGATCGCCGATTTGCGACTCGATCTCTTCGATCGCTTTCAATCTGGCGCGCTCTCCGTTTACCGCGTCCGTGCGGGCTTTCTCGGTCGCCGCCGTCTCAATAGCGGCAATGATGTCCGGGAACTGTGCCCTGAGTTCTTTTTCCGTCATGGTTGTTTCTCCTTTGCCGCTGACGGGCGGCTCTTTTTTATTTACTGCTGCCGATTCGGCAGAAGCATCGGGTTTGACCGGGATCGTCCCCGGTATGTTGTGGAAGGCTTTCACGTCGTGGCGAACGCCCGCAACGAGAAGCACCTTCTTGTCTGCGCTCAGGCTCATACTCGGGCCCGCGTCCGAAAGCAAAGTATCCGCGAATTTCTTGTCGACGGCATCCTTGCCGACCATCCACGTTTCCGCTTTCATCATAGAGCGGAGGGATTCGATTTCGAGCCCCGTCTTTTGGTGGTAGATCTGCGCGATTGCGCTGTTTGCCGCCTCGAGATTTTTTGCGATTTTCTTGACGTCCTCGGCGGTCATAAAGTCGACCACGCAAACGGCGGCGCCGTGGATCATGATCATACTTCCGGCGTGAACCTGAACTTCGTCGCCGGCACAAGCGATCACGCTGGCGGCGCTTGCCGCAAGCCCTTCGATGATGACCGTCTTGTGTCCTTTTAGCGATTTGAGCGCGTTGTGGATGGCGATGCCGGTGTATAGATCGCCGCCGCCGCTGTTAATTTTCACGACGATTTCCGACTTGTCTTTGATTTGCGCGACATCGTCGAGGAAGCCCTCGGGCGTTATGTATAAGCCGGGAGCGGGTTCGCCCGTCCACCAGTCCGTCGGTTGCTGACTGCACACGTCGCCGTAAAGCGTGATCTCTGCCGAGTCGCTTCCCGCGCCCGTGATTACGTTCCAGCATTTCCGCGCGGAGGCGGGGTTCGGGCCGTTTGTCAATTTGATCCTGTTCTTCATGTAGGATCTCCTCCTTGTTTGATTTGGTTTAAGATTTTAGGAATAAGCGCCGCGGCAAGCGCATCGAGTGAATCGCCCTGCTCGCTTTTTCCTTTTGTCTTTGAAAGTTGAGCGTTTTCGTCGGCAAGCTGCTCGACGTTGCCCTCGTAACTGCCGCCGTTAAGTTTGACGGTCGACTGTTCGCGTGTGCTGAATACATTCTCGCAGGCAAGGGCTTCGGCTTGGATCTCTTTGACGGGATCGAGCTGTCCCTGCGACGGGCCGATCCATTCGGAACCGAGCCACGCGGCTCTGATAGCGGGATCGAAGAAGAAGCCGGGAGCGAGAATACGACCGCGAGCGACCGCTTCGGAAAGCCACACCTCGTAAAGCGGGCGGCAGAAGTCGTCAACGAACCATTCGCGCCACATTTTGAACGCTTTCCACGCTTCCAAAAGTGCCGCGCGGCTGGCGCTGTACGACGCATTGAACGCCTTAAGAAGAAGATCGGCAGGTATTTCCAAAGCCGCACCGACCTGCTTGCAGATAGCCTGAACGAATGCATCAAAGCCGCCCGCGGGGCGTTTGGGATCGCCGAATACGACATCCTCGCCGGGCTTCATTACGTTGATCTGACCGGGGCCCATTTCGTATTCGTTTTCGTCCGTGCTGATTCCCTGCTCGCTCTCACCTGTCGTACCGTCCTGAACCTCTCCATCGCCGACCTCATTAAACGGGAACGCGCTCGGATCGGACTCAGTTTTTATAAACGCCGTGAAAAAGCTCTCGACGACCGCCGCCGTAAGTTCGCTGTCGGTATAGCGCCGCAGTTGCAGAAGCGGCTCGATAACCTGTGCCAGATAGGTTACGCCGCGATATTGCTCGGGGCGTTCCGCCTGCATAATGTGGAGCACGTTCGGAAGTCCTGTCTCTTCGCCGTATGCCACGACGCGCACCCACTTCGTCTCTTTCGTCGTTTGCTCGAAGGGGTAAGTGTTGCGTATATGGTAAGCGACGATTTTTCCGTTCTTGTCGGTTTCGACGCCGTCGTAAATCATGTTGCCGTCTTTCGTCGTGCCCTGCGTCAGATAATTGAAAGCCGAAGATCCCGCGACCGTATCAATGGGCGTAGAAAGCCGATCAGCTTCGATTATATGGAAACGCAAGCCGTAGGGGTTGAGCGACGTCGGTTCTTCATGCTGTAACAATACAATGACATCGCCGGAGAGAAGCTGGGAAGAGAACGCGAGCTGTTGCGCCGTGTAAAAATTATTGATCCCGATCGCGTCGCAGTTGACCTTACTCGCCGCCCAGAGCTCGAACTCTTCCTCGGTTCGTTTTTGCCAGTTTTTCGCTTGATCTGCAGAAAGCCCGAGCCGCTCCCTGTTGATCCTGCTTTTGAGTTGCAAGCCGCAGCCGATGACATTCGTGCGATTCGTCTTGATCGCCGACGTCGCGAGCGGCGCCGCCATATAGAGCATACGAGCCCGCTGTCGAAGCGTTCGATTGTTCGCGTCAATATCTTCGTGCGCCGATCCGCTCGACGCAAGGAAGCCCTTCAGGGCTTTTTTGGAATAACTGGCGCCCGCGTCGCCGTAACCTTTGTTAGTAGGTCGACGCGGTCTCGCGCCGAAAGGGGCGAGCCTTTTGTCGTCTGATTTGTTCATATCGTCTCCTTACCAGTCCCGCGGAACCACGCCGACCGCTCGGCGGGGCTTTTGTTTTGTGATCATCGCTTCGAGCTCTTTGATTTCGTCCTCGAGCTCTTTGATTGCTTTCCTGACCGTGCTCAGGTCGGTGTTGTACCGCGCAAGGTTACGCGTTCCGACGCCGTAGCTTTGGACTCCGCCGCAGAGCATTTCCTTTTCGCGGGCAAGATAGCAAGCCAGTCGCTCACGCTTTTCCGTGATCTTTTTTTCAATTTCGGCTTTATTCATACTGCCTCCTTTTACCAGTCGTCGCCGCTTCCGAGATGTTTATTTTTCGGATGTGCGGGTTTCTTTTTTGCCGCAGGCGCGGCGGGTTTTTCTTGGATGCCTTTCAGACGGTTCTCGATCGCGGTCAAATCCGGATTGGCGAGCCTGAACGCCGCGTTCGCATAGTTGCGACAGTCGAGCGGTTCGTTGCGTTCGTGTCCGGGGATCTTTTCCCATACCCATTGATTGCCGCGGCGTGTGCGCGTCAGAACGAGCCGCTCCGATAGAAGCCCTGAGAAGTAAGTCGAATCGTATCCGCGATCGCCGAGCGGAAAGTGCGAATAGTTCCGTCCCGGCGTTTGCGTCGTCAGCTTCTTCATAATCTTTGCTTTGCCCGCGTCGACGCCGAGCGTATAGAGCCAGCAAAAGATCTTTTTGTTGTCTTTCAACGGAACGCGCGACGGGATCCCGACATACGGAATATCGGGCCCGCCTTTGCCTTTTATAGCAAAGACGTGCTTCGCGAGACGTTTGCGGCAAGCCGCATAGACTTCCTGTGTATAGTGCCCGCCTGAATCGACGAAGGTGCAGCTGATTCGGAGTCCTTTACCGTTTGCAAAACGATAGACGTGATCGACAACATCGTCCAGCCGTTCCCAGACTTCCTCATTGTCGGGGCGCCCCATAATAACGCCCTTCGTAATGCCCCAGTCCTCGCCATAGTGCCCGTAACCGACAACTTCGTATTCGAGACGATTGTCCTGCGTATCGACGCCGCAAGTGAGCGCGAGCACACCGTCGGGCAGTTCGGCTTTGTATTCTTCGCGCCGCGCCATCACTTCGTCCTCGTTCTCGATTTCGCCGCGTTCTTCCCAGAGCTTACCGAGTAGTGTGTTATAAACAACTTTCAGCTTTTCGGGATCGTTGCGAGCCTCGAGAAAGCGAAGCACGATAGTCTCCCACGTTACCCACGGCGACGAAAAAGCATTCAACCAGAACGCGCGGATGCCTTTCTTGTATGCATCGGGGTTTTGCGCGATCCATTTCGCGGGCTGATTGCGGACTTCGTCCTCGGTGCTTATAGCCCCGCACGAAGGGCACACCCAGAATATCGAGCTAACCGTGTATGTGATTTTATTGCCGATTTTTTTCTCTTCGGGTAAAAATCTGATATTATCGAAAATTATGTCGTGCCACTCTCCGCAATGGGGGCATTTTATGCACCAGCGCTCTTGGGTGCCGCGTTCATACGCCGCTTCGATATTGCTGCTTCCTTTGATCGTTGGCGTCGAAACTTCGACGGCTTTCTTGTTGTAGAATGTGGTCTGGCGGGCTTTGGCAAGTTCCCACGGATCGCCTTCCGTGCCCGCGCTTAAAGCCCAGCGGTCTCGTTCATCGCCGAATATGTAACGAACAGGCGTCGACGCAAGTGCGGACGCGGTGTTCGAGCCGGTAAGCGTAAGCATACCACCGGGGAACGCTTTCTGCAGGAGCGTGTTGCCGCTGTCTCTCGTTTTAACGTCCGAAACTTTCGACCGTAACGGTTTGCTGTCTCGAATCATCGGCGCGATTCTATGACGTGAGAATTTTCGGGCATCGTCCAGCGTCGGCTGTATATACATGGCGGACGCTGGATCTTGATCGATGACGTAACCGATGCAGTTTAGCAAAAATTCAGATTTGCCGACCTGCGAAGCCGCGACCATGACTATGTTCGTAACTTTCGGATCGTTGAACGCATCCATCGGCTCTTTGAGGTATGGCGTCCGTGCGGTTCTCCACGGGCCAGCCTCGGCTGAAGTTTCGGGCGATAGCCGACGGTGTCGGTCTGCCCATTGTGAAACGGTTAGGTCGTCAGGCGGTGCAAAATTACGGACGGCGGGCGCGATCGCTTTATTGAGACGCGCCTCAGCCTGTGTCGTCGTCATCTTTCAGGAGTTCGCTCCAGCCCTGACGGTCGCGGACGCGCTTCTTATACGCGGCGGCGTCGTACTTGTAGTTCGAGAGCTCCAGCAGGATCGCATAAACTTCCTGCTTGATCCTTTCAGATATTTCCGCGGGCTTTGTGATTTTTGCGAGGTCGATCGCGAGCCGACCGGGAAGCGCGAGCATCATGCTGCGGATGGTAAACACGAGATCCGTCGTCATAGCTTCGACGTCCTCGCTGCGATGCATCTCGCCGCGGAGTTCTTTGAGTTCCATATCGGCGAGCTCTGCCTTCGTAGCGCGATAGTCGGCGTCGGCTTTGATTTTGCGGCTCTCGTTTTCGGCGTCTGCCTTGCTTTCGCCTTTTTTGGCGACCTTTTCCTGCAGATAAGCAATGTATTTTTGAACCGTCAGAAGTTTTATCGACGAGCTCGGTCGTCAGAATCCCGTCCTGCGTGAGTTGCTGAATGCGCCGAACCGTCAAATTGAACAGCTTCGCGACCATTGCCGCTTCGACCATTGTCCGCTTCGGTTGCGAGGGCTGTGTTGCCATGATTACCTCCTTTTTTGCGTAACGAAACGATTGTAAAAAATTCTCCGGGACTATGCGAGTTCTGGGCTCGCGAGCACCGCAAGAGTAAAATATTACCGACAGTACCTGCTGGAAACTTTGTGGGCGCTCGCTGACGCGCTCCGTGCCTTAGCGGCTTTGCTTTTTTCTCTGAGGTACTGCCGATAATAACAAGATAAGGGGGCGCCGCAGTTGAGCAACGTCGGCGCATAGGGGTGGGCTATTTTTTTGCGTATCGGTCAATGTTATGCTGTAAGCGTTTTAACAGCAGATCGTTGAGCCTGACCTTTATATCGGCGGCGACCTTCTCATTGCCGATCGTCTGCGGTATGCTTACCGTGCGGATCGCGTCAATAGGAAGGCGCGCGTCCGTCGTCCTTTTGAACGGGATCTCCGTCGTGCCCAGAGCCCCCGAGGGGGCAAGGAAAACGGAACTGCCGAGAGCTTTCTTTTTGCCCTTGTATATGGCGGCTTTGACCGTGTATTTCTTACCGCCCGCCGGTCGCGTTCGGGGCGTCATAGAGAAGTGTGTAGGCGTAAGAAGGCGACCGCGATATACGAGCTGTATGTTTTCCATACTCACGCCCTTGATCTTGATCTCCCCGACTGTTTTCGCACCGCCTTTGGCTGCCTTACCCGCCGCCGTCACTTCGCTTGATTTAATCGCATAGACGGCTGTAACTGCTTTGGTTACCTGCGCGGGAGCGCGGGCTTTGCAGTCTTTGACGGTTTGACTGACGGCTTTCTGGATGTCGCTCTGCGTTTTTTTTGCT